TCCAAAGTTTCGAGAGGCGCGGCTCAGGAGCCGCGCTAACCGTCACTTCGGGGAACCCAGGTGTGCGGGAGGCTCGTTTTGGCCTCCCTATCAACTCTGTGTTTGGAAATCCCACCCCTTACGGGGATTGGTATTTCCTCAGAACGATGGACAGAACCCAATGGTTCGAAGGGGAATTCACCAGCTTCTACTCGCTCGGTTTTGATCCTGACGATTATTTGTCAAGAGCAAAAGAGCTTGTGAACTTGGAACTGAACCCTGCCGTTCTATGGGAACTTACACCGTGGTCCTGGCTTGTCGACTGGTTCCTGAGGATTCAGGATTCAATTGTGGCCAATCAAAAGGCCAACTCTGACAAGCTTGTCATGCACTATGGGTACGCGATGGAGAGAACGATCGTAAGTGATATCGTCTCGATAAAGCCTACCCCAGGTCAAACCGTCAAGCCCAGTAGTGGCGTTGAGTACCAATACTTTCCAGATCTTCCGGAAAGCATGTCCTACAGCGGTACTACTGTGTGGAAACGGCGCCTGCGTGCTAACCCATATGGTTTCAAAGCGGGTGGTGCAGCAGCCCTATCAACGGGTCAGCTTGCCATCCTCGGCGCACTTGGGCTCACGAGGCTTAAGTGATGGTCGTGGTCTGGTACCTTAATCCAGACTATTCACACAAATTCAATCCATCACTCCCCAAAAGGGAGCATCTGACACTGGAGGGCTCTAATGCTTTCTGATCCGATTTCATACAAGGTTGCAGGCGTTGCGACGAACCACCCCCGAACTGGGGTTGGTACGGAAAGCAACGTTTACTCGGTCGCTGACGGCACCTCTGTGGTGCGCGTTGGCGGTTCCAAGTCGAGCAACCGCTCTCGTAAGTACGTGGCGAAGACGGCCACGAAGATCGCTGCTGACCCCATTTCTGCGGTCAATCAGTCGGTCAACGCAACCGTCACCATCAGTCTCACTCAGCCCCTCTGGGGGTTCAGCACTGCTGAACTCAAGGCACTTGTCCTTGACGCGTGTGACTTCCTTACGAACACCTCTGGTGCCAACACTGACAAGATCCTTGGCGGCGAGCGATGACCGAACTCATTCTTGTTTTCGGTACGCTCTTCGTTTCTGGACTCATGGCAGTCAGCATCGGAGCCTTTGCGGTTTTCGCCGCGAAGAAGTGATCAGGATCAGGAGTTAACAGAGCAGGAGACATGACCCTTTAGGAGGGCACGTTGAAAAGCCTATTAACTCTCCACCAAATTGTGCTGGCCTCAGAAGGCCGGCACTGCTCGATCGACGTCGCCCTCGATGTCAAATACATCGAGAAGCGGTGGGAAGATGAGGGTGATAGTTTTCTGACTATCACCTTGCCTAAATTCGCCAAAGTGCTCGAAAGAGCGCTCTCTGACGGACAATGGCCGATTCACGTTGCGACTAGTTTTAGGCGCAGCGGACGTCTCCCCGCTTTCATGCGGGGTTTCCTCAATCGTATCTTCCGGAAGGATGGTTCACTGCTTGATGACCCGGATACAGACTGTATCCGAGCAGTGAGGCAGGTTTGTTATCTGACTCACAAAGTTGAGCGAGAATGCACACCCGAAAGGGTGCAAGCAGCCTTCGCTCAATTCATCAAAACAGACGATGAGCTGATTGGTTTGCCGGGTCGTTTGGACCCGGGACGCGTTCGAATTTTTGAGCGCGTAGCCGAAAAGCTCTTTGGACGGATGATGGATGAACTCGATGCATGCATTGCGAACTACCATCTCCTACCCAAGCATGGGTCTGGTGCAGTCGCGGAGTCTATCTCTCACGAGGAGAAACGCTCATATGACTACTGGACTGAAAGACTTGAGGAAGTCTTTCCGTACTGGCGCTATACTGTTAATTCAGCATGGACGCACACCATTCCTGAGCTCGTTCCCACTGATGCCGAATTACCCGTGAGGGTAATTTCGGTGCCCAAAACCCAATCTACTCCTAGAATCATCGCTATCGAGCCCTCAAGCATTCAATATGCTCAACAGGGTTTGAAACGCGAGATCTATCAGTACATTGCTCGGAGTCCGCTTAACGGCGTTCTCGGTTTTCAGGACCAGTCTCGTAATCAACAGCTAGCTCGTAAGGCGAGTATAGACCAGTCTCTGGCTACAATCGACCTGAGCGAAGCTTCTGATCGCGTACACTGGTACCTTGTCTGGCGCATGTTCTACCGTCGGCCCCATTTGTGGGACTTCGTGTTTGCAACGCGCAGTCAGAGGGCGAGTGTTCCTGGATTCGGCGTTCGGCCGCTCCAGAAATTCGCATCAATGGGATCCGCATTGACATTTCCGCTTGAGGCTATGGTCTTTACGACCTTGGCTTTGTGCGGGATGGAGAGCGGACTTGGCAGGAAACTAGCAGTTCGGGATCTTCCCG